TCCACATTGATGACCAAACTTATCATATTCGGTCGGTTGTAGCAGGAGAAAGATTCGAACTTTCGACCTTCAGGTTATGAGCCTGACGAGCTTCCACTGCTCTATCCTGCGATATATTTTTTAGTAACTTCTGACAAAAAAGTCCCACAAACTCCTTTTCTCTCGAACTCTTATTTGTGGGACAAATGTTTCACAAAAGTAACAATTCTATTTTTCAAAATCAAATTGTAGTGAAACTTTTTGTGGGGGGTGTGAATCTCTCGATTCAGTTTTATAAATATAGACAACAATTAAAAAAAATCAACTAAAGTCAAAATATTTTTTTAATATTTTTTGTAGGTTGTCGTCTAAGCCCAACTTTTTCATTTCATCAAAACTGAAATATCCACATTTTGTGTGTTCATGTCCGTCTGTAGCAGAATCCAAGTCAGGCAAAATTGGCTCAGTAAGTTCTGAAATAAAGATATAAATGAAATCTTTATCTGATTTTTTTCCATCTTGTATTACAGGAATGGTTCCGATGAATTCAATGTCGTTTTCGGAAAGTTCAAAATCGGTTTCTTCGTATAACTCACGAACAGCCGCCTCTCTTGGGGTTTCTCCTACTTCAATTTTACCCGTTGGGATAAACCATTGATTTGGATGAGAATACTTCTCACTTCGCTTACATAATAAACATTTATCTCTGTATTTTAATATTACGCCTGAGTACATTTAAAGTTAATTTGTATTTATAAGTATTATGGATATATCAATAAATAATCATGTTTTCAAAGTGAAGACTTTAACTGACCCAAAATCCCAACAGATTGGAATGATGGGTAAAAAATTCTCCAATGAAAACGAAGGTATGTTGTTCTTAATGGGTGGAAAAAAACAATGTTTTTGGATGAAAAATTGCATCATTCCATTAGATATAATTATGATAAAAAATAATGTAATTGTCAACATCCATCATAATTGCCCTCCATGTGATAAAGAAGATTGTTCTTCATACTGTGGTAATGGAAATGTTGTTTTAGAATTGAATGGAGGAACTTGCGAAAAATTAAACATCCAAGCCGGTGACACTATTAATTATTTGATTTAGACTCAGCAATTTTTTCTTTGAGTACTTTTTGAAACTGATTGGCAATCATCTTTGTAAATTTGACTGATGGACTATCTTCAGAATCACCAAACCTTGTTCCACCTTTTGGAGGTCTTGTACTTTTTCCAAGATAATTCAATCCTGAAATATTTGTTATACATTTGTGACCTCCTGAATTGGATTGTATTAAGCCCCAAGCATTAACCCCAATCTTATCTAACATATTCATTTCATCATCTGTTAAACTTTTAAAAGGTTTTTCCATTAGACCACCAATTCTATTCAAAATTTGTTCACCATTGTCCATGAACATGATTTTGTCACCATATAATGCTTTGAAGTCTTTGAATGTGAATCCAACACTTTCAGGATTGACACTTGTTTCACTCACCCATTTGATTGTTGACAGTGGTACAGTTTTTTGTTTCAATTGTTCCTCCCACTTACTCAATACTTCCTGAGCGATTTCACCCAAATTAACTCCCTTAAGTTCTCGTTCTTTTTTGAACGGATTACAAGATGCTTGAACAAGTCCCATGGGCCAAGCCATAATTAAAAAATCGGCTTCAGGATTATTCTTATATGGAGTATATCTATCATAAGACCCTGGCTTGAACATATTTCCTCCACCATATTGGAAAATAATATTATCTGTTACAGTTGGAAACGACTTCATTTGCTGAGTATATTCATCTGTATTTTTCTGTAGCTGTTCGGGTGATGGAGAAGTTGTTGATTTCATCCAATCTTTAATATTACTCAAAATAGATAATAATGATGGTTCGGAATCCATAACCAACATTTCTAAAAATCCAGGTTTGTTTTTGAAGGCTAATAATAATTTATTAATAACCAATCCCAACAACATCTTATTTGATTGAAGAGATTTTTCCTTATCGAATCGATAAAGATAATTTACAACGTCTTCAGGGCTTAGATTTTGTCTTGCGAAATCTGCTGAGTCAACTGTATTAATTAACAATATATCTGGTGATGAAAAAAGTTCTTTTGGTGAAACGACCTGTGATATTGTTGCAACATTGGATCGAGATTGTCGGAATGAGGTTGATTTAGTATCTTCAGCACCAGCCTGTCTATCGTGATGGTCTGTGTGAATAACGAACATTGGTTTTCCATGTGCAAAGTCAACGAGTACAGGCATTGTGTCCCCTTGAGCATCATTCTTTTTAACTGAGAATTCTTTGTCACCATATTGAATAACGTGAGAGTCAACAACATTAATACCATTATTCTCAAGGTATTTTTTCATTGCAATCGCAGTAGTTACACCATCTAAATCTTGATGGAAATAAATTTCTGCTTTGGGATATCGTTTACTTAATTCTTTAATATCCCGAATACCACTCTCTTTTAATATTTTTTTCATTAGAACTGTTTTTTGACCCAATCGAGAAAATTTCCCCAAAGATCTTCGTGTACACCATACTCATTAGCATTTATGTTTTTCAACATAATTTTATCCTTCTCAGGCATTTTGGCGTAAGTTTTCTCCCCCCAAACTCCATCCGTAGGATATACTCCAATCATTTTTTGATATTTATCGATTGCGGCTTCAGTCTTTGAATTTGGTCCAGTCCTCCCATCCAATACCAAACCAGCGTTGATTCTTTTGTTCAAAAAAGCCTGAACTCTATAGACATGCTCTCGGTGATACATTTGTTCGTTAATTACTCTTTTAACAACTCTTGTCAAGTCAGACTCAGTCAATTTAATTATTTTTGCCATGATTAGTACTTTAAGGTTAATAAGTATTTTGATTTATTTATTAAAGCCAACATTTCATCTCGAATATTCAACAAATCAGTATCGTATCTTGAATCAAGTTGGTCTGAAAAACTAACCAAAAATTCTGTTATTCCATCCATAAAATTTTGAATGCTAAGTGATGATATATCTTGAAACATAAGAGCAAATTCAGGTTCGAACTCAGGTCTTCCATATTTACCCATCATTGCCTCAGTAAATTCATCTATTAAATCTCCGAGTCCGTCATATATTTTTCCATAAGTTTTATGTTTAGCATCCCCAAATGTTTGCCAATGTAAAAACTTCCATTGTAGTTGTATCTGTACTAATTTTTTAATAAGTTCTTCTTTCATGTTAATAAATATCCTTATAAACAAAAAAAAGGTCGTGAAGACCTTTTTAAGTTTTAGATTCAAAATCAAGGACTCCTTGTTTTTTTTGATTAATAAAATGTTGTACCCTTTTTGTCGCCAATTCACAATAATTAGGACTAAGCTCGATTCCAATCCATCTGCGACCTAACGTTTCTGCCGCAACCAAACTAGTTCCGCTTCCAGTGAATGGATCCATAATTATATCATTCTTGTAGGTAAGAATTTTTATCGCTTTAGTCGGGATGTCCATTGAAAAAGTTGCCTTTGTTTGTTGTCTTGTATCCGCAAAATATTCCCATTGACCATATACCAAACTCATAAAGTCCTTCTTATCTTCATCTTGATACATGGTTTTCTTCTTTATTGTTCCGTCTTCTTGTTCAACATCAACAACTTCTCCAACCCATTGAGGTTCCCCTTTGACTTTTTTAATCCTATCTTTCTTATAAGCAAGGATTACACATTCCTTTGGATTGTAAATGTACGGTGATGAGGGAGACATCCAAGAACCCCAAGCGGTGGTCTTACTTCTATGCGGTGAATTTTCGTCAAGGTCTACAAGTCCATAAAATTTGAACCCAACCTTTTTCATTACAGACCAAAATTCAGACATGAAAAGAACTCGTCCTCCTCTATCTTGAACGTTGACTTCATATGGTATATTTACAGCAATTCTTCCATCATCTTTGAGAATACGAAATGATTCACCCACCCATTCTTCGGTAAATTTCCAATATTCCTCCATCGATTGGTTATCGTCATGACTATCGTAGTCAATACCGACATTATAAGGTGGAGAGGTAACAATTAAATCAATTATTGACTCAGGTAATTTACCCATCTCAACAACACAATCGCCATTTATAATCCTATTTGTTTCTAACATCGTAATTTACCTTCGTTTCTTAATTGTTCTCTAATCTTCGTCGCAGATATATCTGAAACTTCTTGAGGTGGAATATGTTCTATAATATCGTATCCGACTCCTCTACCAAAATTAACTGACTCAATATCAGGAATAATGATAACTTTAACTCTACCCTCCTGAATTAAGTCTAAAAGTTCTCCAGTGATTCTATTCTCAACCTCTTGTGAAGTATAAGGATTTTTATCGTCAGGTTCAATATCTCTAATACAAATTAAAACATTTTTACCTTCATCAAGACACTGATTCATTAACCATTTGTGTCCATCATGAAATGGTTGAAATCGTCCCACCAACATGGAATATTGTTTACCACCAGTATTTTTTAACTTGGGGTCTCCCTCAACGTGAATCTTTTTCATATTTGTTTTTAATTTGTTTTTATAAACTCCAAAATTATATTTGCAGAATCATTAATTGAAACATTCGTTGTATCAATATCTATATAATTTTCTGTTGGTGGTTCATAGTCTTGTACGAAGAAACTTTCTCTACCACGTATTTCTGTTGTATGAACATAAACTTCAATAAGATTATCACCCATCTTTGATTTGAACTTATCTCTTTGGTCTTTATATGGAGACACCAAGGAAACAAATAGGTGTTTACCTTTTTTATGAAGATATTCTGAGATTTGTTGCGCAAGTTCAATATTCTTTCTACGTCCAACTTCAGAGTAATCCTTATTATCAAATAAATCCCTCAAATCATCTCCATCGATATGGAATACATCCGAACCCATGTTTAACATCATTTGTTTACATAGGGTTGTCTTACCCGATCCAGGTTGTCCTGTTAACCAAATTATCATTTTTCTAAATTTTTAATTTTTCTGTCCAAATAAAACGCGGCTTTCTTTAAGTCTTCAAGTTCTTTAACAGGGTTTTTTTTACCCGCTCTGGCGATATACTTTACTACGTTGAATAAATAAGCGTCCTTATCCAATCCCCATGCTTCGCATACTTTAATCACTTCGTATACATTATCCTCACCACCATAATGATTAGGATGGTTTACCATTTCATTGTTCACTATCATTACCCCACTTTTTTTCAATGTATTTAATGTATCTATCATATTTAGTTGGACTATATAACATCCAAATGAAATAGATATCTAAGAACCATTCTATCTTTTTAAGAATTTTTTTAACTGTTTCCAAAATATTTTTCGATAATTTCAAGTCTTTCGTCAGCGTCCGCTAACATTCGTAATGCCTCTTCGGCGTTCTCATAAAAATCTTTGGTTGAATGGTCTCCAATACCCACACCAGTATTACCTAATAAGTCCAAAGAAAGAAGTGCCTTCGCCTTATCTGCCTCCGCTGAGGTCGTCAACATTTTAATTAGATGTTTATTCATAACTTTTATTTTTATAATTTAGTTGTTTTTAGGATTTCTTCATCGGTTTTTCCTTCGAGGTAAAGATTGTATATCAAGGAACAAGTGGTATCTTGAAAAAGTAACATCTCACTCTTACCGTAATATTCTTTTAATTTACCTTCTTTGAGGGCTGAGACACATTGGTCAAGGGTTACCCATCTCTTGTTAAAACTCATTTCAAAAATATAAGAATTTTAGTTTGGAGAGTCAAAGTTATTAATTTTTTCAAAATTTACAACTTGAAAAATATAAGACATAACTTTTCGCTTAATAATCGGAACCATCGTCTCTTCAAAAGGAAAATTTTGAGGACATTTAATTTCGAATATAGGTAAGTTTTTATAAAAAGTGGTACCATTCCATTTTGATTTATTTTCAATTATTTCAGTCAGAGTCATTTCATCAACACCACCTTCAGAAATTAAACCCAAATGAGTTCGATTTGTAGATTTATCTTTTTTATCTGTCCTAATTTCGTACTCCCAAACATACAATTTTTCTTCAGATTTACGATAGAAAAAGATATAACCTGAATTTGAAACCAAATTGTTTTTATTTTTTCTTAAGTACAAATCAATGGATTCGAACGCAATGTTCCAAATGGATTTGGCAATGTTGAAAGCGTCAAATAATTTCGGACCCGAAAACCTAAGGGTTTTATCTAATTCGTTTTCCTCTGTCTCAGTTAATTTTCTTGGTTTTTTCGGTGTTAATTCTTTGACCAATATTTCATCATCAGGAGATTCAAATTTTTTGTCGGTAAGTAAAAGTGTGTTTTCCTTAGAAATTGATTGAATATTTGCCAAATGTAATGACAATTCAACAAAATTTGGATAGAGCTCGAACTTATCAAAACTTTTATCACACTTTTGAAGATAGTCTAATAGAGTATATTTGTTATACTCGAAATCCAAAGGTTCTTTATACATCCATTCTGGATTCAGTTTGAATGCAATTTTTTTCTTTCTACCCATA